ACAAAAAAAAACAGACACAAAAAATCCCGTACTGACCACACGGTTATTTCACCAAATAACCTCTAGCGATCACATGCGACACAACGCATTGTGTGCGTGTGTGTGTGTGTGTGTCGGTGAGCGTTTAGCGAACACTCGTGAGCGTTTAGCGAACACTCGTGAGCGTTTAGCGAACACTCGTGAGCGTTTAGCGAACACTCGTGAGCGTTTAGCGAACACTCGTGAGCGTTTAGCGAACATAGGATGAGAATAAGTGAGCGTCAATTGGAGAGTATCGAGAGAGTATCGTGAGATTGTCGTGAGAGTATCTAGAGATTATTGAGAGATTATTGAGAGAGTATTGAGAGATTATTGAGAGATTATTGAGAGAGTATTGAGAGATTATTGAGAGAGTATTGAGAGAGTATCGCTAGGTTATCGAGAGAGTATCGTTAGAGAGTATCGCTAGGTTATCGAGAGAGTATCGTTAGAGAGTATCGCTAGGTTATCGAGAGAGTATCGCTAGGTTATCGAGAGAGTATCGTGAGGTTATTCGCGCGTGTGTGGCGTACCAGTACGCAAAAGGCGCACGTGTGGGTACCTACGGGGGGAACCGACTGTCGGCGACGCGTGGGTATCCCCTCAGATTTTTGTCGAAAATATTCGGGGTGTATCTCCTGAAGCTCACGTAAGTTCGCGAAGCTCACGTAAGTTCGCGAAGCTCACGTAAGTTCGCGAAGCTCGCTAGACTACTCCTGATGTTCGTTAGAACACAACTGACACAGTCTAGATTCACTCCTGACACGACCTAGAGTTCCCTAAGTTCCCTCTCAAGTTCCCTCTTGAGCTTCTGCCTTGAAGGATACTTGATTGTGGTGTGTCTCCCTTGACCACCTCTGGACATCACAAGAGCTACTAGAGGGTTCCTTGGTTTGACTAGAGTGGTTCTCTTGGTGTTCTTCATTATCAACATCCTAATAAAACATATTAGAGAAGACTTATCTGAAGACATTAGAAAAGACATAATCTGAAGTCTTCAGATAAGGTTTTTCTGATGATATTGATGAAGGTGTAACCGAGAGAGAAGCCTTCAGATGATCTTCAGAGAAGACTTCAGATGATCTTCAGAGAAGACTTCAGTTTATCTTCAGAGAATACTTCAGATGATCTTCACCCACCTCCCCCTTTCCCCCTCCTCCCTGAACTGCAACCTAATTGTAAGTTGTTGTTTTTTCGGCGCTCTTTAGTAAGCCTCGTGTGAGCCCCATAGATGACACAGTGATGGGTGTGTCGGCTCATCATAAGGGGTGTGTCTGGCGAAGCCTCGCGAAGCCCTCTAGAAGCCTCTTAGAGCCGTTCTTAGGACTTCGACGTAGGGTAGCCTACACTGAGCCCAGAAATCGTCTCTAAGAGCCTCTAAATGGCTTTTACGGGAGTCTGTGAGCCACTAGAGAGGTTCCAGAGAGTACATGGAGAGTTCTGATGGGCACCCACTAACCAAGAGCACCGCCAAAAAGGACGAAAACGAGGAAATGCCCATAGAGCCCTCTATAAGCCTCTTAGAGCCGTTCTGAGGGGTTCCCACGTAGGGTAACCTATCATGACCCCAGAAAACGGCTCTAAGGGTCTCTGAGAGCTTCTAGCGAGCCTATGAGAGCTTCTAGCGAGCCTCTAAAGGGCTTCTACTCAACGATAGACATCCAAACGTCCTTCTTCACCTGGGAACCCAAGACTCCCTCCATGAACTTCTCAAGTTCCTTGTTCAGGAGTTCTTCACGATGTCTCTCAGCCGCTCTCTCGGTGTCTTGTGCCATGTACTTCACCCAGTACCGTACAGCACCTTCTACAGCATCGAGACGGTCATCGTGCTTGAGAGCACCCTTGTCTTTGGTGATACGTGTTAGCTGGTAGAACAAGGAGTAGGACGGATCAGGTGCAGTGTCGTAGTCCTTCTTGATCAGCTTCTTATCTACTACCAGACGATGCTGGTTCATCACCGGTTCGAGCGTGTCGATGATCCTACGTTCCTTCTGCGTGTTTGCTCTCTCGCCTTCCTCAAGTCTACACGGGTGGATCTTCAGGAGAACAGGTTTGAACAACTCCAAGAACATCCCGTCACCGAAGTTCGGTTCTACCTGAACGACGTTGACCGAGTGCTCCTTGGCTTTCATCGCGAGTTGCTTCAGGGTCTCTTCTGAGTAACCACCGGTGAACCCTCCAGCATCCACGAGGTAGATCCAACCGTGAAGCATCTTAGTGATGGCGTATGCAGTCTCATCACTACCACGACCAGACGGGTCTACGTACATGATCGAGCCAGTGTACTCGGCCATATCCTGAGACACCCACATGGGACGGTAGAAGCGATCGTTGGACAAGCCCACAGTAGGAACGTCGTTGATGACGTACTCCGGGCCTGAACTCCATACCACCTTTACAGGTGCCATGCGAGTGTCCAAAGGCATCACGATGAGATCCGAGAGCTTCAGAGGGTAGCGGTCTTGGTCGGAGAGAGTGGTGTCCAGCATGAACTGGAGAGCAAATCCGGATCGACCGTAAGAAGCCTCACGTTCTAGGAGGTCTTCGTTGGTGAATCGTTGCGGATCTGTAGGTGTTCCTGGGGGTACTCCTTCTTCAATCATCTTCATGATGATCTGAGCAAGACGCCCTGCGTACTTGTCTGGGTCTTGAGGTACCCGTGCAGGCCACACACGAATATCGTAGCCTCTCATTCCGAGGTGATTGTAGATCGACATCTCGGTCTGAGGAGTACCTAGGAAGGTGATCTTACCTCCAGGTTTGACGATCGCATCGAACTCCTTGATTCGTTCTGAGAGTTGATCCCTCATGAACTGCGTTAGGGAGTTGTTCAGAGACTCAACGTCATCCGCGATGATCTCATCGGCGCGGCTACCAGTAAGTTGACCAGTGATACCTATCGACTTCACTGAGGGTGAATGCGAGATACCAGCAGGCCCTACGTCGAAGGCGATATTAGAGTTCCGCTGACCATCTCTTGGTCTCAGATGGTGCAGAATAGGCATCTCGTTGATGAGTCGCTTGGTGAAGATCGTGAATTGATCCGCACGATCCTTCGAGGCAGACACAACGAGGAAGTTGAGGTTCGGGTCGATGAGCAACCTCCAGCACACGTATGCCGAGGTGATCCACGACTTACCAACACCACGGAACGCCTCGATGACCTTACGGCGAGGGCCGTGCTGTAGGTAGTGAGCGATGTCGTACTGTACCGGAGTAGGGTCTGGCTTTGCTGCCGTGATTGCCCCTGCGTTCCAGAGGTACTCCCAAGTCAAGTATAGAAAGTTACGAAAATCGAGAAGCTCTTTGGGGACGTTGTTTTTTGTCTCCACGAACGAATGCCTCCTGCATATCAAAGTGCGAACATTGAGACGAAAAAAGCCCGTAAAGGCCTCTAAAAGCCTCTTAGAGCCGTTCTTAGGACTTTGATGTAGGGTAACCTACACCGAGCCCAGAAATCGGCTCTAAGGGCTTTCTAAGGGCTTCTACGGGCTTATACGCAAGCTCGCGTAAGATCGCGACTCACTGGAGCATAGCGTCCTGTTCAGTAGTGAACGGAAGTCGATCCTTCAGGGAAACCACCAGACGCCCAAGCGGGTTGTTGTCTGTCGGAACTGCGGTGATCCCGTTGTCCTTCAGAAGTTTGATCGCTTGGGCGAGATCGGCAGCGGTAGCCTCACCAGACTCGATACGTCGGATGAGTTCTCGTGTTACCAGATCGTGGAGGTTTCCCAATGCTTTGGTAGTAGCTGGCATGGGTTATCTCCTTCGGTCGATACCAAGGTAGTGTTGGAGGATCTTCTCAAGCCAGGATGTACCAAGAGAGGCAATCAAGGCAGAGAGCCCAATGATGGCTAGTAGAGGTGCATCTGGGATGTGGATGAGGATTAGACCAGCTACAAGGGACAAGCCCATAGTTGACAAAGCTCGACCGATCACTAGGCGAACTGTAAGTTTTTCCTCAGAGGCCAGAAGCTGGCCGAGGCCAATCAAGAGTCCTGTGAGTGTCATCCCTAAAATTCCCTCAAGCCAGTTGAAGCGTTCGTTCACTAATCTCCTCACTTCATAGTTTCATAAGTTGATTGCAGCACGGGCATTTGACCCTGAGATAGAAATCAGTTCGGCCATGCCAGCACCGGCAACTCAGCGAGCAGTTCGTCCAGTGTAGGCATCTGGCGAGAACCAGCTTCGACCTCAGCAAGTACCTCGTAAAATTTCGCCCAGGTCGCATCACGTGCCTCAACCGCGTATTGACCTTCAGCCTTGAACTTGGGCGCTGTGCTGGTGGCGTAAGTGCATGCCGACAGGATGTTGTCGTAGCCCCGTGTCCGTGCGAAGTCATCGAGGCGTTTCTGTACCGCAGCCGTGTATTCGGCCATGAGTATATCGAGGGCTTTTGAATGGTCAATTTTGATTATCATTTCAACACCTCCTCGAATGTATTACCAACATGACCAACGCCGTCCGTTAGGTCGGCATCGTCAACAGTCCAAGCATTGCGCTGGCTTCTGTCTGCGGGAATCTCGCTGGCGTCGATGATCTTGTAGGGTTTGCCTGCGGGCACATCCTTGGCGGCAATGGCTTCGATGCCGTACAGCGCAAGGGCTTCTTCGGTGGGGCGAATGATTGCCACCACGCCACTGTCTTGTTTGTAGATGATTACTTGGTTCATGGTGTGTCCTGTGAACGTAGTGAACTTAGGCGCGGCCGGTCAGCGAAATACCGCACAAGTAACAACATATTTATCGAACCTGGATGATCCGTTGTCGCACCGAATCCGCACTTGGGTGGTGGACATCAGCGCAGGAACACCGGCTTGGGTTGTTGAGTAAATACAAGGATTTGTTGGGCCGTTAGCACCGGAAGAACTAAACACGGCTGAGTAATTCACATCCGGCATCGCCGTCATGAAGTTCACCGTGTAATCACCAGTGCCGTTATCCGTAATACTCGACACATTCCCGCTAGCCCGAATAGCCACAGTGTCAGTGCCGTTGAAATTGACCCATGCGCGGCAGGCGTAGATGGGGGCGGAGCCGGACGCATTGAGGGCATCGCGCAACCGCAACGGACTCAGTGCCTTTGTTCCGTCAGTGCCCGCCTGCGCCTCGGCGGCGGTGGCTAGCTTGACGATGCCCGCGCTGCTTTCGGTGGCTGCGCCGAGGTTGCCGGAATGAAAAAACCTATACCACGCAGACCACGATCCAGGGCCGCCAACATCCGGCGGATTGCCTTGACGCCAATAAATTTCGCCGTTGCGATAGCCGGTTACGATTTGAAGAATGGTGTCCCCGCCGCCACGAGCAACGATAAGCTGTCCGTAACTAACGGATTGTCCGTAACTAACGTATGGAGGCACGTTTCCGTGATTTGTATGGAGTCTGTAAAACCCAGGGTTTATCACGGTGTTCAAATCGGCGCCGTCCGCAAGGCGGCCAAACATTGCTGCACCAATCTCAGCCAGCGACCACGACACGTTGGCCGACCCATCGAATCTCTTGCTGGTTTTGCCGATGGTAATGGTGCGGGCGGTTTGGAGTCTGGTGGCGGTTGCGACGTTTGCGGTGGCAAGGTCAGTAATATCCGCCTTAGTGTGGGTGTGTCCAACATCAGCCTTAGTCGCCAGCGCAGCCTGAGTTGCCAACGATACTGGCTTGTCAAGATCGGAAGTGTTATCCACGTTGCCAAGACCGAGGTTAGCACGTGCTGCTGCCTTATCAGTCAAAAAGGCGAGGTTATCGGAGTTCTTGGCGAAATCCGACAGGTCGGCCCCAGCGATCTGCTCAACGGATACCAACAAATCATTGAACTGCGTCTCAAGTTGTTGTGCTGTGGTAACAGCAGTATCAGCGCTCGTAGCGGCAGACTGAGCAGCGTTCGATGCAGAAACGGCAGCGTCTTCAGCAGAGGCAGCCCTGGTCAACGCTGTGTTCGCCGTAGAAATTGCCGTTTCGGAGTTCGCCAGTGCTGTGTTCGCAGTAGCTACCGCAGATGCAGCATTGGACGAAGCTTCGTTAGCAATTGAGATAGCGTTGTTAGCAGTGCTAGCAGCATAATTGGCGATCCCGTTAGACTCTTCGGCCAGATCATCCGCCTCCTGAGAGAGGTAGAAGTTCTGGAGAGCCAGTAGGTCTAAGTCGGTTTCCGTTATGGTAGAACCATCATTGAAGTCTACCAACAGGTTTCTACGCTCAGTTACTCGCCGAATTTCAACCTTAGCACCGACTTCCGGTGCAGGGTCGATCTGGACGGTGTTTGTATTGATCCAAGTGAATGAGGCTGGAGCCCCATTCACGGTGACCTTCACGTGGTCACGGGAGATATACGGAAACGGAACCGTGAAGTTCTTGTTTCCAGCCACGGATTGCGTATAGACAACACGTGCAAGAGCCATATGTTTCACCCTCGTGGAAAAACCCTGAGGGGGAACTCCATCCCCCTCGCTTGTTGATCAGTAGTTGAGAAGTTGCGGTGCGTTTTCTTTCCGCCCGTAGTCCCACAAACCACCCTTGGCTTGCGCCTCGCGGATGGTACGCTTGACGAACTCCTGTTCGAGAAGTTGTTCTTCGATCATCAACTTCTTGAAGGCGATGTCTCGGTACTCTCGGATGATCCTCTGCATGGTTTCGACCTTCTGCGCCTTGTACTCGAAGGTTCCATCAGGCAAAGGAGCCTCGACAACAGGCAGCAGAGCAGCCACAGGATCCAACTCACGGTAGATTTCCATCCACCTGTCGTACAAAGTCTTCGACCCATCCTTGGTCATCACGGTTCGCAGATCCAAGTCACCCGTCATTGGGTGCTTGTACCCGTGATTGAAGACTGCCCCGGTCACCCGCGCCAGACGATCCATCTCACGCAACACCTTGAGGTCTTCTTCTGGACGCCCCTTCTGCCGTTCCTCTACGGAGGCGGTTGAGAAGATGTTCCAGAGTGCCCCAACATCAGTGATCGTGCGGGGATAACCTAGGATGTCGTAAGAACGGGAGGTCTTGATGTTACTCGCCTGTTCGATCAGAGCACCAATCGGGCCAAGTTGTGTCTGGATGACTTGACTTACCAAGACAGGATCACGCATCTCTGTGTCGTTCATCCGGTACAACTTGTGAGCCGTGTTTGGTACCGTCCAGCGGAGACGCTCTCCGATATACTTGATGAGCGCATGGTGTTCACCTTCGGCGTTCTCCATGTCTGTGAGAATCTTCACTGTCGTGGTAAAACCACTCAAGAGGTTCGCATCGGATATTGCCAGAATGACAGGCATGAGACCGGATACGAACGTTGCCCAAGCTTTCTCGTAGAGACTGGCGTCGATGAACTCACCTTGAGCCTCGCGGATTCGGAGATTGTCCATATACTCCAGCGCAGTGACCATGATCTTCATCGGGGTAGCAATCGGATCGAACATCCGATAGCTCCACGTTGATCCGTCATCGAACTGAATCGTGTACGGATCTGCCATATCAGAGTCTTGACGAAGTCTGCGCTGTCGATAGTCGTACTTCCCTGCCCCGGTGATCTTACCCTCGGCATAAGACATGATCACAGCGGCTCCAAGAGCCAGACTCAACAGTGCTTCACCTTGCGCCTTCGCTTGACGACGAGCCCCGTTCTTCCCGATCAGATCGTCTAAGAAGTGAGGCATAAAGAACTGCACACCAGGTGTTAGACGTAGGCCCTCCTCGAACACACGAATCGGA